GAGGGAAAATTGTGTGTCACAGACGGTTGCGCTGGACAGAGCGGCGATCCTTTGATCCTCGGAATTAATATTCTGGAGTTTTCTGCAGAGCAATCCGAAGAGGAACAGAAGTCAAAGGTTAAAGTGAAGGGTCAGCGTTCTAAGAAAAAGATATGGGGCGAGAAAGCTGTTCTGAAGACTCACAAGGAGATGGAAAATAAGAAGATGAAATCATTCGTACCCCATATTGTTCAACATAATGGGGATGCTGATGAAAAGACGTTAGAACGCCGTGCTCGATTTGAAATGAATGCGCGAGCTGCCAAAGGTAAGAAGATTGAGATTGAAGTATTTCATGTTCAGTCTGAAGGTGGTCCGTGGGATATTGGTAACATGCACTATGTCGAAGTACCGCCCGAAGGTATTTTTGATGTATTTGAATGTACTGAATTGACATACACTGTGAATCATGATAAGACAATCAAGACTAAACTAACCTTATCTCCGCCGCCTTCTGGAGGTGCAGATGGTGCAGCGGGTGGATTCGGACTTAGCAGTATCAATTTCAATACGGGATCTGCACGTAAATCTCAATCTGGTATAACAATGGCGGAGGGACAATTCCCAGATGCGTGGTCACCGTTAGATTTATCTGTTATGCCTTTCATGTCTGCTGCTGAATCTTTAGAACAAATGGCAAAGAGTGAACCGGAGAACCCTCCGAGTCCGCCACCCCTTACTTTACCGCCGTGGTTCGGAGAGACTACATGACCAGTTTTACTCGTTTTCGAGAACGTTCGAGAGATATGAATGATGGTACTGAACGTCACGTATGGGGTAAGCAAGAATATATCAAAAATGCAGGTTCGATTATTAAAGTACGAGGAACTGACACTGAAGATCAGGAAGCTGCTGTTCTGAATATCGGAGGTGTTTCTTTTAACGTTAAAGAGAAATTTAATACTGAGGTTATGCTTCTTGCTTCTTCATCTGACACCACATTGAAGATGGCGTTGCTCACTATTCCCAAAGATAAGCAACGACGTTGGATGGAAGGACATGGTGGTGTTCAGCATCCAACAGATGATACGTTTGCTTTGGATTTCAGCGATTCACTTGCCCATCTGACTAAGAATAAGTTTGCGGTCGGTGAGAAGGGTGAATTCGAAGTTAAAGGTGATAAAGTCTATATCCGTGCTAGTCAGGTAATTATCGAGGGCGAGCTGGTTGTCAATAAGCTCGTTAAGACACCTCAAGTTGTATCAGGTAAGGAAACCATTCCTGGCTTCGAAGGCAGTAAACAAGCCGAGGCTAAGGACGACGATAATGAATGATACGGATTGCCTAACCGGTACGGAAGGGAATCGTCGTATATTCTGGACCACAATGGATTCCTGTGGCCGGTATAATCTATGTGGAGCGGAATGCTCTATACCAGGTCTTCAGTATATTGATAAGACAGAAGGTCGAACGATTGCTAACGATGATTGGATTCGAAGCCTTATTTTGAATATTCTTAATACGCGAGCAAGAAACGATATCAAGTGTGCAACGCCTGCTGGAACTTATGGACACTGGTCTGAGAGTTACAGAGACGATGGACTTTATATCGGAACCCGTGTCTACAATGTCGCTGAGAAAGCGTATGCTAAGATTCTAGATGGAGTCAAGGCAATCGGCGCAGCTATCCGTAGCGATATAGGTAAATTGATTATTCTCGAGATAGCTGACGACGTTGATGTTGATGTAGTATATCGGGGTCGTTCTCGAGTTGATGTCACGATCACAGTTATGTTGCGTTCCGTTCGTCGAACAGTTAACCTTTCCGGTACTTACAGTACCGATACATGGGTATGGAACTGATGTCCTGCGTCATTCCTAGGCCGGACCCTAAACAACTGTTCGATCAGATTAAGAATCAATTCTCATCGACGGTATTGGGTGGCGCGCAAGTTATCCCTGAATCAAACGAATGGTATGTCGTTACTAACGACTATGCCGCCGCTGAACAATATTTCGCAATTGCTGATCAAATGTGGCGCGAGGCAAATCCAGAGACAGCATGCTGTGATAATCTCTATAAGATGGCAGCGCAGAATGGTGTATATCCGCGCCCACCATCTCATGCTGAAGGATATGCTAAGTTAACTGGTGTTCCCGAGAGTCCGGTCCCACCGTATCTTGAGATCTTAACTGAGATAGGTACATTTGTCTCAGTTGGTTCTGTTCCACTTCAATTGTCCTCTGAGGGGAAATTGGTTATTCAGATTCGGGCGTTGACACCTGGATCAGAGATGAATTCAAACGGTACTGTGACTGAAGGAACTTTGGTTACTCCGGCTCCAGGAATCGATACCGATGTACAGATCTGCGGTGGTCAATTCTGCGGTGGGGCAGGCGAGGAGACCTGCGAGGAGTTTAGAAAGAGATATCTTGAACGCCTGGCTTATCAACCGCGCGCCACAATGGCGTGGATCAAAGAAAAGTTTATGGAATACCCGTGCGTATCTCGAGTCTGTATCAGAGAAGGCTCTTGCTGTCGCTGTACAGCTGACTGTGGTGAATGCGGTTGTAAGAATTGCGGAAACAAGATGGAGTTTTACGTTTTGTTTGACGGAGTTTTCCCCTGCGGAATTCCTCCTCAACATGTTGTCGACGACATCACAGACTGGATGTTTGGTGAGCATCAGGGATACGGTGAAGGTCAAGTGGAGATAGGTGTGTGCGGACAGGTATTTGTTCCGAAACCACTTCCGGTGAATGTTATTATTGATATTGCTGGTTGTCCGAGTACAGCACAGAAACAGATTATATCTGATTACATTACTGAATTATTCTTGAGGATCTGTCCTTCAATGCCGCTTAGAGTTAAACAGATAGATCTTATCATAGCATCTGTTATTGGTCCTGAGATCAATGCTTCAGCTCACTTTGAAGTAGTCGGATACGAAGATAAGGTTCCTCCATACCCTCGAGAAGACGTTTGGGTTACTTCGTGCGGTGATCTCGAGCCGGAATGTGATGTATTGCCATGCCTCAATGAGATTACTTATTCCGGGCCTGAATCAATGAGGCCGCCGTGTTGAGATCTTCGCCACCATTGACTGGTCAACCGCCAATGGCGATGATTCCGGTCACAATACTAGGTGCCGATGGTTGTGTTCCATTTATGGTACCTGAGGAAGATGGCTGTTGTCCTCCTCCTCTTTGTGGGAATGATCTGTGCTGCACATTTGTGGCGTTTTTCAATCTACTTCCTTCTGGACCAATGTGGGATTATTGGAAGGCGGCTGCAATTAGTTATTTTGAGCGTAACGAGAATGCAGACGAATGTCCTCTTGTTAAGGATCCGGATTGCCCATCTTTGATTTTGCATGCTATCTATACAGTTCTTAGATTGCGCAATGTCGTTCACAATGCACTCTGGCCGGCTTTCAGAGAGAGCAATCCTGCTACGGCTGTTACTACACTTGATGCACATCTTGCCCGTCTACATTGGGAAGATTGTTACCGTCAACATTGCCGTTCGGTTCTGCTTGGAGAGTTGACTCCTTACGAGATCTGGACCGAATGTGGCCCTGTATTCTGCGAAGTTGATTTTCCACCTGAACTTGAAGCTGCGGTTAAGAAAGGAATCGTCACTGCCCTAACTAGAGCCAACATGGGAATGATTAAAAATCTGTGTACTTTGAATTGGATTATCGAACCGCTTGGTGCTAAGATTGTACCTATCTATCCTCCTTCCGCTCCTGATCAATCGTTACCTGATGAATGTGATCCATACGATTGTTCTAATGTTGCATTTCAGATTATTCATAGCCAAGATTGGCTCGAGGGTGTTGGTTCTGGAGATATCTGTGAGCTGAATCAACCTCCCGATAGAGTTCCAGGGATGTGGGATCGCGCTTGTAATAAACCAGCGGGTCTTCCCGATCAAATATGGCCAGGTGTTCTGGCCGCCGAGTGCATTGTTCGATCAATGATGCCTTCGAATTGCCCAGCCAACATCACACGGGGCTGCTGAAATGCCAGGTATTCTTCCAGAGATCGAAACCGCAGGTGCAGTCGTTTATCGCGACGCGGCTGGTAATCCAACTCATCCACCAGAGGTGCAGAATGCTTATCCGCCTTTGCCTGCATTTCTGTCTAACTGCGAATTGACAGCACTCCCCGCAGACTGTGACGCAAGAATCGAACCAAAGCAGATCAACGCAATCGTTTCGGAGTTACTCAGCTTTGCAGAATGTCTTGATCCCGATGGACCATGGGATTGTAGTTCGCTCAAGAATCTGTGTGCATCGTTTACTGCCTGGGGATTACTCCATCTTAAGTTTGTAGTCGTCAGCGATACACCTCCCCAAAATCCGCAACCAAATCAATTGTGGTGGGAGAGTGACACCGCTGTTATGTGGCTCTGGTACAACGATGGTAACTCAACTCAGTGGGTGAAAGTTAACGGAACTCAGAGCGGTGAAAGCGGAGACGTAGTCCGCGCGGCTAGCGAAACTGAGATGATCGCTGGTGTTACCAATGAAGCGTTTGGTACTCCGTTCAATACTATGGCTCTCACTGGGCTTAGGGTTGATCAGATCGATTCTGGGCTGACTCCTAAGATCGTTCCAGCTATTAACGAGCTAAAGGGAGCAGTCGACGCTCTAGCTGCATCCAGTGAGTTTGTTGGATCGTTTGCTGCGGATGATGGTTCTATCGTCTGGACGGCAACGTCCGGTATGACTGGTAACGCATTGCCTACTCCTGCGCTTGCTAATAAGGGATGGTATCTTATCTGCGATACGGCTGGATCAGTTCCTCCTGCAGGTACCATTACTGGTATACCAAATTACGAGAAAAGCGATTGGCTGCTTTCCGACGGTGTTGAATGGACGCATCTTCCGTTTGGACCAATGTCTACAGTTACAGCTTCTGCTGTTATTGTCTCCCCTGCTGTAGCTGGAGCCGATGATGTTCAAGAGGCTCTTGAAGCACTCGATGCTAAGAATGCAGAACAGGATGCAGCGATCGCTAGTCCTGTTGTTGCTGTGACAGCTCCTGAATTGACAGGGAATGGGCAAGTTGCTACTCCTATCACTTTTATGGGTATCACAATTGCTCCTAATTCTGTATCGGCACTTCAGGGTAACGGTCTTTCAACATCTGGGCTCGATCTAGTATTAATCGATGGCGGAACGTACTGAGGGCACATAGATGGTCGTACCTATCCAAATCAAAAGAACTGCGACTCCTGGTTTTAGTCCGACTGGACTTCGCCCAGGTGAGCTCTCTGTCGAGATGGCTAATCCAACTAGATTGTGGGTCGGTGTCCCATCGTCGATTGATCCATCAGAACGAAAATTGATTGGTGGAGGTATTGCTTTAGGTGATGCCCCTCCAATGAATCCCGCAGCCGGACAATTGTGGTGGGAGACTGATTCCGGGGTTCTCTGGTTCTATTATGACGATGGGAACTCTAAACAATGGGTTCAGGTCAACAGCGGTGGAAATACTGGTGGTGGAGCGACGGGTGAATTCTTGCCACTTGTTGGCGGTAATATGTCTGGTGATATTATTATCAGTAAAGGAGCTCCGGGTTTATTTCTAAATAATACCGAAGCGTCTGCTGGTGGGCTAGTTGGTATGCTCAACAGTACACGTCGTTGGATTTTGCAGCCTGGCGACGGGACTGTTGAAGGAGGAGGAAATACAGGAACTAATTTCTTAATCTATCGTTATGATGATCTTGGTGTTATCAACGGAACTCCTGTTCTAAAGATAGATCGTTCCACAGGTATTTCAAGATTCAGTTCGCCTATCGAAATCGGTCCTGATCCGATGCCAACTTTGGCAGCGGGAATCAAAGTCAGTTATCCGGGTACAACTGTTCAAAATGGCATTGCTCTCCGACCAGCAGCAGATGAGAGTACTGCTCTCTTATTTTATAATGCTGCTGGAACTGCAATTGGAAATATCTATCAGACGGCGCTTACTGTGGCCTACAATACTGGGTCGAGTGGTGAGCACAAGGAAGACCTTAAGGAGTTTGATTCTGGGCGTATTATCGACAGTACCAATGTTTATGATTTTGCATGGAAAGGAACTACCGACCGAAGTTACGGTGTTATTGCTCAACAAGCAATGACAGTTTATCCAATGGCAGTTACTCATGTTAAGATGAGTGAAGGACATGATTACTGGGGTGTTGATTATTCCAAGTATGTTCCCGTTTTACTTCGAGAGATGAAATCATTGCGAGAGCGTGTCAGCGAACTTGAATCTGCTCTTTTGAAATTACTTGGGAAGAAGATCTAATGTTTGATTTTCCTTCCGGTCCAGTTCCAGGTCAGGAATACACGTTAGGTGGCGTGAGCTACGTATGGAACGGCTACGGCTGGGCAGTCAAGGTTGAAGAGGACACCGGAGGAGAAGTAATAGACGCTTATAACAAATCGGAGAGTGATGCTCGATTTGTCAATGTTGCCGGCGATATTATGACCGGTACTCTTCAGATAACAAATGGCGGTGCCTTACGAGTCTATGTAGATGCAAATCATCAATTTCAAGCGTATAGTAATTCAGTACTAGGAGCACAACAGAGTGGCATCGGACAAGGTGGTCGTGTTGAATTATCCGGTGCAGGTGTTCTGAGTGGGATAAAGACTTATCCCGCATTTCCATCATATAATTTATTGATTACAAATGAGGGTCCAGTAGGTTTTAAACTCGTAAGACATGATGCCGGATCGACCCCAACTGACGGAGCACTTACGACATTATTGCAGGTTGATGGAATAAGAGGGAATGCTAGTCTTGGTGGTGTTGCTCCATCTATATTCACCACATATGCTGCTCCCGCACGTATATTGAATGTGCGAACAGATAATGTACCTACTGCGATTGCTGTTCTTGATCTCACCGGTAATGCTACGGTAGATTATCCTATCGGTCATGTGTCATTTAGTAATCAATCAAATACTGCTGCGGATAAACGAATTGGTGCCATTGGTGTATCACGTTTTGGTAATGATGCTTCAGGAAAGATGGACTTCCTTGTATGGGAAGCTGGAACGTTTAAGACTGCTTTGAGTATATTTCCGACTGGATTGATAGAAAGCAAAGGTGATATTAAAATCAATAAGGTACAGCCTGCTCTTATTTTAGATAAGACAACCGATGCAGGAAACGTAATCTATGGACGAAAAAACGGAGTTAGTCGTTGGTATATAAATGTCGGTGCTGCTGATCCAGAAACTGGAGGTAATGTTGGTTCGGGATTTTATCTAACTCGTTGTGCGGACGATGGAAGTGTTATATCCGATGTTCTAGGTATTAGTCGCGCTACTGGTGCAATGTCATATTCAGGTGATATTGGGATTAGTGGTAATTTAGCTGTCTGGGGTTCAAGTACAAGTCTTAATGGACCATCCGGTCAAAGCACGTCTCTTAATCTAGCAAAATCAATCGCTAGCGATGTTTGTCAGTCGTATTTTAATTCAGAAGGTAAAGCTAAATGGCTTGTACGCTGGTGTGATGCTGGCGAAGGCCACATGAACTTCTATCGTTATAATGCAGATGCATCAGCGATAATTAGTACACCAATATCATTGAATTGGACTAATGGTGATATAAATCTTAATGCGGGAACAGGAACGGTTCTACTTAACGGGAATAATGTCTACGTTGGTCCTACTGCAACATTCGCTTCTGGGCTTATATGGGTGCATAATAATACAGATTATGGTATTATGTATCTAGGTAATAGTGGCGCGACCTATCTACAGAATGATGGAGTGTCACTTAATTTATTTGGTAAACCTGTCAGTATGAATAGTAATTTAACTGTTGCTGGACAGGCTACTATCAAAGGTTTTCTTGGTGCTGATAATAAAGCGACAATTGGTTTCAGTACAGGAACGATGGCGGCATCTTCTGGATCTCAGGCGTTAGAAATTAAATCTGCTGGTGTAGGCAATGGATCGTTTATGGCTTTCCATATACCTGGTTCGTTTGCTTCTAATTTTGGAATTGATAGCGATGCTATATGGAAGGTTGGTGGATGGAGTATGGGAGGTGTTTCGTATAAGATATTCCATGAAGGAATATGCCCAAATTCTACGGCCTCATATGTGAAGTTTACTAGCGGATTGATGATAGTAATGGGTTATTGTCCAAGTGGTATGGGTAATGGATGGGTTACATTTCCTGTAGCATTTCCATCTGTATGTATAGGTGTTCTCGTTACTGCTGGTGATGCTGCGCTTCAAGATAATAATTCTCTTACGGGGCATTGTCAGGCTAGAGAACCTACTAGATTTTATTTTCAACCACGTTATATTAATGGAGGTGGTGTAGTAGGTGTAGCAACTCAAGGATACATGTTTATGGCATGGGGATACTGATGACTGATGAGATTGTTCCTGAGACACCGTTGGGGATGGCAGATCCTGTTATAAAGTATTATGGTGTATTCGATATAGAAGGTAGAGCTATTGGTTTTTATACGAGTGACATTTATCCTCCCGTAGATGTGAATGCCCGTAGTGCAAAGATACCTCTAGAAGCTGTTGAAATTACTGAGGAGGTATGGAAAGAACTTCTGATTAAACAAGGAGGCGCAAAGTATGTCGATGGTGTAATTGTTGATGTATCATTTCCACCGATACCTCCTCCACCACCTAATCCACTAGAGGCGATAGAGAAGGCGATCGAAGAATTGGCTAAAGAAGTTCAAGAACTCAAACGGAGTAAGAAATGAACGAAGAGCAACAGGCTATCAGTCAATATGTCGAACAGAATGTTCGACTACTTATTGGTGATCTGCAGATGCAGATTCTTGTGTTGAGAGCGACTATCGCATCGTTGCAGCAGACAGAGCAGAATATCAAAACGAACGGAGCAGCGCATCCAAAAACAGAAGTCGAGCGGCGAGTGTAGCTGATGTTCGATTTTCCTGCATCACCTTCCATCGGCCAGGAATATACGTCTAACGGTGTCTCGTATATTTGGAACGGGTACGGTTGGGCCGCGATGGAAGATGATACCGGTGGTACCGGAGGTGAGTTCGTTAACACCTCCGGTGACATCATGACGGGTGATCTGATCATCTCGAAAGATACTCCGGGGCTTGGTTTGAATAGAGTTGGAGTACCGGATGCCCAGATTCGAGGACTGAAAGACGGACTGTCACGCTGGACTGTGGTGTTAGGAGATAATGTTGTCGAAGGGGGTGGTAATATAGGTTCTGACTTCAGAATATCTCGATATGATGATTCTGGAGGTAGGATAGGTAATCCTCTTCTGATTAGTCGTCAAACTGGTCTTATAACTATCGAAGGAGATCCCACAGTTCCTCTAGGAGTTGCAACAAAGCAATATGTTGATAGTCATGTAGATACTGGATCGTATGTCCTTAAGACTGGCGATACGATGTCTGGTCCTTTAAACATTACTTCTGCAAGTCCATTCATTACATTGAATAAGACTAGCGGTGCGGCATATATTCAAGGAGCAAATAACGGTCTAATTCGTTGGCGTATGAATCTCGGATTAAATGTAGCCGAGGGTGGGGCGGATACTGGTTCTGATTTTAGTCTAGTTCGATATAGTGATGCAGCCGCCGTTATCGGTGGAATTAATATTTCTCGTAAGACAGGTCTACTTACCACAGACGGTGATATCCGTATTGACAAATCCGTTCCAAAGATCACGATTAATGGTATTGATGCTGGAGGAGCGTACCTCACAGCTATGCGCGGTGGATCTGCGCGGTGGAATCTTTTGATGGCCTATGGGGCCGGAGCAGATTTCTATATTCAGGCCTGTGATGATACTGGTACCGTTATTAATAATCCACTGACGATCAAACGGGCAGACAGCACGGTCGAGGTTGCCCGCGATCCTCTGCTTCCATTAGGCGTCGCCACAAAGCAATATGTCGACGCGCGAGTTGGGTCTTTTGTTCTAAAGACCGGCGACACTATGACGGGCGGCTTGACTACGCCAGCGGTCAATGTTACGGGACAAGACAGTCTTTCGCAGACTGTGGTTAATGGTGCTCATGCTCGTCTGGCACAGACAGTAACTGGTGTCAGAACCTGGTATACTGGTCCGCAGGCGGATGGTGCATATTACATTCGTGATGCTTCTACTAACGTGCGTATGTCGATCGATCTTGCAGGTACGGTTAGTTTTCAAGGTAATGCGGTCTACGCGGGTTCGTTCAACGGAGTGTTCAACGGAAATGTCAATGGAAATTGCACAGGGACTTCAGGCGGCATCGCAGCGGGTGGCATTATAGACGTGACGGCTATCGAGGGAGTCCAATATATGGACTTCAGATATGCAGGTCACAGTGAAGATTACTGTGCTCGTTTTCAGATTCAGAATGATCATCAGTTGACATGCTTCACTCCTCGTTTCAGTGTTGCAGGAGGGTATATCAATTCTGATACCTACATATCTTCAGTACAAGGTTATTTATGTAATACGGGTGGTGCTGGTCCTGGTTATACATTTGCCATCAATTGGCCTGGCGGTGCTCTTTACATTAGTGGAACTTATGTTGGCAACGTAGTAGGTGGATCAGATTATCGTATCAAGAAAGACATCATTGATCTCACCAGTATGTGGGATACGGTAAAAGGATTGCGACCGATCCGATATACTCATAGAGACTACACTCCTGCTTCTCAAGTTGAGATTGAGCAGAGAACAGGAGTACCGTTTGTTGCAGGGGATGAGATTGAACGATGGGGTTTCGTTGCGCATGAGCTTCAGGAAACGTTAATCGAAAGTGCAGCGACTGCCGTCAAAGATGCTCCTAACGCAATACAATCACCCGATCCGATGACTGTGATTGCTGCTCTGACTAAGGCACTTCAAGAAGCAATGACTCGTATTGAACAACTCGAAACGGCAACGGGAATCTAATGTTTGATTTTCCTCCATCGCCAGCACTTGGGGAAGAGTATGTCTCCGGCGGAGTGACATATTTCTGGAACGGCTACGGATGGGCTGCGAAAGCAGGAGACCCGAGCGCCTCCTTTGTCGACGTTGCAGGCGACACGATGACAGGTGATTTGAAGATCACCAAGGCAGCTGACGATCCGATAGGACCTAACATCTTCGGTCAGCGTGATGCCATTGATCGCTGGTGCGTCCAGCTCGCTGGCACCCCTGCTGCCGATTTCTACGTCACGTATTATAACGACGCAGGTGTGGCCCAAGGTCACGCGCTAGTCGGCAATCGAGTCACTGGGCTGCTATCGGTCAAAGGAGATCCAACTGTACCGCTCGGCATTGCGACGAAACAATATGTTGATTCCAATGCGGGTAGCGGTGGTCTAGATCAAGCTACAGCCGACGCTCGTTATGTCAATGTGGCCGGCGATATGATGAGTGGTAATCTTACTATCTCGACAGCGACAGCTAGTCCCGCACTCACATTAAATGGAATACCTGGAACAGGACCTCAGATTTTTGCTCGTATTAATAATGTAGCACGTTGGCAATTAATGCTCGGTGATGGAGGCGCAGAGAGTGGTGCCAATGCTGGTTCAGATATTGCACTTGGTGGTTTTGATGATGCGGGTGCCTTAATCAATTATCCACTTCGTATTAAACGATCAACCGGCCTTGCCACAGTCGTGAGCAATCCAACTGTTCCTCTTGGTATCGCTACCAAACAATATGTTGACGCTGCTGTCGGAGGTGGATTTCTACCACTCACTGGGGGTACGTTGAGTGGTGATTTGACAATTCAAAAAGCGTCTCCAGCCCTGCGATTGATAGCATCTGCCTCTGGTCAGGGCATGTCGATCATTGGGCAGAATGAGGCATTAGCGTTACGCTGGAACATGGAACTTGGCAGCAATGATGCAGAGAGCGGAGGAGCAGCTGGTGCAGGTGGCCGTAGCTTCATTCTTCATGCTTATAAGAATGATGGTAACTACATAGGTCAGGCGCTCAACATCAATCGTGAGACTCGTGCTGCTATGTTCAGCGGAGAGATCACGATTGCCAAACCACAATCCATTCTTTGGCTCAATGGTCAGTCTGGAAATGCCCGTGCTGTTGTAGGTCAGAGCAATGGAGTTTTTCGCTGGTCGATGAATCTTGGCGACTCTCAAGCGGAGAGTGGAAGTAATAAAGGATCGAATTTCAATCTTATTCGTTTTGATGACGCTGGTAATGCTATCGACTCACCTATTCTTATATGGCGTGAGACTGGAATCATAGAAAGCCGTGGACAACAGATTGCTCCCGCCACAATTGATATGAGTAGTAACATACTCATCAATGGCGGGTTCGACATGAACCAGTTTGTCGGGACTGTTGGAATTTCTGTTGGTGGTGGAAATCTATATACTTATTTCGCAGATGGTTGGAGAATCAATAAAGCAGGAGTATCTGCATTTACACTACAGACAAAAGCTCTCGGACAGGTCCCAGAATTTCGTTATGGATTTTGTCTAATTGGTATAACGGTTGCACAACCATCAATGGGAAGTGATTATGTTCTTCTTGAACAACCAATTGAAGGAGCTCGCATCGCTCGTGCGCGTCAAGGCACAGCAAATGCTACACCTATATCATTTTGTTTCCGTGGCTGTTTTCCACAAGCGGGACCTATATTAATGCGACTGGTTAGTGGTGATAACGCAGCTGTAACAGATGTCACATTAAACGTGACAACTGCAAATGTCCCTCAGTGGTTTACTGGTACTTTTGCTCCGTGTACAATTGGAGTGTGGCCTACTGATGATACAAAAGGTGCAACTCTCGTAATCTATCTTGCGTTGTCTGGAGCACATATTAATTGTGTTGCTGATGTATCATATCAGACTGCAATCAGTGGTGTTATGTTAGTCCCAGGTAACATCCCTCCACTAGATACACACAGAATTATTCGCCCTTGGTCTGAAGAATGGCAACTCTGCAAACGATACTATGAGAAGTGTGGTTCGGGTTGGACTGGAGCGTGGAGTGGTGGCACCACAGCACAAGTCTTCGGTTCGTTCGAAGTACAGAAAAGAGTAGCACCTACGTTGTTTCTTTCGTCCAGTGACAATGTCTATATGGAATTATCTAATATTGGTGGCTCAGTTACGCCTCCTGGTGTTGCAACAATTGTTAACTCACAGATATCGAGACTAGGTGCGCGTGTGTCTTTTGGTAATCTAGTTAATTCCAGTGCGCCGAGTCAAGGGCCGGCTGGTTTGTCATCCGATCCTATGTGTTTTGATGCGAGACTTCAATGAGCGAATATCAACTTACTTCGACCGATTATATCATTCGCACAAGCGACGGCGCTCACATTCCGCCTGATCCTCATAATGCGGATCGTATGGCTTATGAAACATGGCTCGCAGAAGGTGGAGTACCAGATCCTGCTGCACCAACCCCTCCGCTTGTGATGCAACGGGATGCAAATGAACGTATTGATGCTGGTATAGCAGCATCACTTACTGTTGCTAAAGATGCGTCAGAAGCTTTGCACGCAATCTCATCTGGTTTTAATCCACAGACTTTTGCAGTGTTTCTATTACAGATGAAGATTATGACAGATGCTTTCGTTGCTATGCTACAGGCGCAGGCTACTACGACAACAGACGAACGACCGAAACAGGACATCTGATCATGGCTATTGATTTTCCATCTAATCCAGTTCTGGACCAGGTCTACAAGGACCCGCTCACAGAGATTGAATTCAAGTGGAACGGATATGGATGGGATGCAAAGCCAGTTCCTCCTTCCTATAGTCAGGAGGAGTCTGACGCTCGCTTTGTTCATATCACCGGCGATCTAATGAAAGGAGTTCTCTACCATCCGTTTACACCGACTGTTCCTGACCATGTTGCTAATAAAAGATATGTTGACATGGTCATTGAGATGCTTCCAACGCCGGAAGAACCTGGAATTAGTCAAGCTGCTGCTGATGCACGATACGTTAACATTACCGGCGATGCGATGACAGGCTATCTGTCCTTGCATGCACTTCCAACTGATCCGATGCATGCCTCTACCAAACAATACGTCGATCAGGCCATTGCTGCAATTCCTCCTCCTGCTCAGAGTGGAATCAGCCAAGGAGATGCGGACGCGCGCTACGTCAATATTACTGGCGACACGATGTCGGGTGGACTTCAGATCAATTCAAATCTTGGAGTCGCGGGGCGTACAGATACGAATTATATTTCAAACGTTGGAGACATGGATAACTCTGGCCAGATGCGCATGAATACGCTTATCTGTGCTAGCTCGTCAACGTTCAACGGTCACATGTTCAGTAACTATGGCCGTTTCTCCATGTTCGCTAATAATAATCCTTGTGTTCAACTCTTTCACTCAACTGGTGCGTCATTTGGGCTTTGGTCTACTCAAGGTCCGGATTTTTATATGGCAATGGGTAACACCGACGGAAATGGAAATTCTTTGGATGCTATGTGGTGGGTCAATGG